CGTTTAAACACAGACCCAGCTTTTGAGCTGGCACTTTCGAGGCCACCAAATAAGGCTTTGAGCTTGCTGACGCCAGACTTGGCATCAGAGCTATCCATATCAACCTTGATAGTAACCGAACCATCTGCCATTGTGTACCTCCTTTCTCTGATTAGTAGTCAAATTCTTTAGGTAGAGCGTACTCTTTCTTGAGTTTTTTCATACTCTCCTTGTACTTCTTGCTGTCGCCTTTTTGGGGCTTGTAGGCCCTTATTTTAAGCACCTCAGCAAACTTTGTATCACTAGGTAGCCCATTAAGTAGGGCATTGAATTTCTTCCAGTGTAGGCTGTTCTGTGCATCCATGAGGTCAATACCATAAGCTTGCAGAAATGATGCGTAGATGTACTCGGCGTCATACTTCAAGCTAAATAGACGCTCACCGTCCTCTGATTGAGATTGTGAGCGTATTTTGCTCTTGATAGGATTGCCAGCCAGGTCTAACACTGGATCTGTGTCTTTCACTGGGATTATTCGGACATGCTCCTCAAATATCATCTTAAAGATTGCTGTAGCCTCTTCTGGCGATAGTTTCGAGGTAAAATCTACGCCTGTAAAAATCTGAATAGCCAGATAGGGCTTGTAGATGTCCTCAATATCACCGTCATTGATTAGCTCCACGACCTTTAGAACCTTGTTAAAGGCGATATTTAGCGGATACACATCATCACCAAGGACCAACTCATCTGTTAACTTCCTTGATAGATCCAGCATGTTAGTCACCTAGATACTTTTTGAGAGCGTCCACATTGTTGCGTTGCTCCCACTCGTTTACAACGCCTGTGATTGTCTCAAGGAGGTAAGCCATAGTGTCTACTGTGGACTCGCCAGAAAATGCGTAGACTTTATCATAAGCCTCAGCACCGAATAGAGCAGTCCAGGACTCTTTGACCATCCCTTGCAAGGCATCAAGGGCATTGTTGTCAGCTTTTTCAGCTAATTCTCCGCCCTCTTTTTGCAATTTCTTGCCGACTTCTTCCATCTTACGAATGCTTGAGTCACTCGATACAAATTCAAGGGTGAACTCACCAAATTCTACAGGGATAATATTGTTACGCTTTTTAATTACTACCATTTTGTTATTCTCCTACTAATCAAAAATAAAAAGGGGAGCGTTAGACTCCCCTTTGAGTTAAGTTATTAGCCCACAACAGCAGACTCTTTAGGTGCAGAGTTCCAGCTGATAGTAGCTTCGAATGCTTCATATTCAGAAGCCTCACCGCCACCGATCTTGATATCTGAGACAGTAGCTACGCCGACTTTTTGAGTCTTGCCATCTGCTTCAACAACTTTGAACCAAAGAGTGCGATCGTCACCAGTTTTGAGTTCTTTGGATGCAATGAGTGCCTGTGCTGCATCTTCACGGATGTAGTCACCCTCAAAGCTGTAACCTTTCTTGACAGATGTAACAACGGTTTTTTTGGTACCGTCTCCGTTGTAGTATGCAACGTCATCTGTTTCTTCGTCGTTTTCGACTTCTGCAGTGGTCACTCCATCGGCAAGCCATTTCCAAGCGTCGCCTGTTGGCTCAGTAGCTGCACTGTCTGCTGACCATTCAGCGATAAAGTGCTTGCGTTTGGCATTTTTTAATTTTGGCATTTAATTTCCTCCATTTGTTTCTATTTTTGCTGTTACGTCCAGCATGTAAATATAAAAGCCTTGCTCGTCACGGTCATTAAGAAATGGCTGTGATACTTCAAGGCCCATGAATTGATATGAATTGTTTTTACTTGGCAATTCAAGATTGAAATCAGCAAGAGCGTGATTGATAGTCCACAGGATAGAGCTGGTTTTTTCGTGGTCAGTCGTCTTGATTGCCACCTCGTAAACCAAACTGATCAGCTGTTTGCCGTCCATGTACTCTCTTTCAACCTTGCCACCAGGTAAAGGATATAGCACTAGACCCTCACGCTCTGCTAAGTAATCAAGTTTACAAAGTAAAGGTAGCTCTAGCGTGTTGATATGGTCTCTTAGGACCTTTGAAAAATCATTATTACTCATGCCTTCACTCCCATTGCTCTTAGTCCTACTTTGCCCCAGTCTTTCACATGGATAGCTGAGGCTTTTTTATCCCATCGTGGGCCAGTTCCAGCCATTTTACCTTTAGACCAGTGCCAAGAGCGTTTTTTGTTATAAGCACCTCCGTAGAACTGAGCTCTAGCATACGGCCCAGGATATCGGATACTGTCTTTTAAAACTTGAGCGCTCCCTCTTAAATCACCACTTTTAATAGGGATAAAACGGGCCATGTCTTTTTTCATCTGGCTAGCAATCGCTAACTTACCTTTAGCTAGTGCTGTGGGTGATACCTTATTCTCAATACCTTTGAGATCAACTTTTACAGATACACCGACGCCCATCAGATACACTCCACTTCATAACAGAATATCTTGCCATTGTGTGGATAACTGACAGGGATTACCGTTGTTACTCTGTATTCTCGCTTGCCGTCGTTTACGATAGCATTCTCAAAGGTTTCATCTAGGACTACGGGGCAATATTTTGGATACACGAATAAGACACTAGGCTTAGACGCTGTGCGGTTGTTCTGTGCGCCTTGAGTTTGATACTGTCTATCAAATCTAACAGGGCTGAGGGTAATCGGGGCATCTAGTGTCACTTTGCCCCACCCATCTGTCTCGCCTGTCTGCTTCTGGATCGTCACAGCATCGACTAGCAGACGCTTGTCAATACCTGTCATATCCTACCCCCCTGTAGCCAAATCCTGCCCCTTCCAGAGCGTTCAGAGCATCAAGCGATAGATTATACCTAGCGCTCTCAAGAGGCGTCTTAGAGCTATCCTTATAGCTCACAGAGGTGCGCCCAAGGGACACACTAGAAACTGACTGCTTGTCATCGGCTGTCATGATGCCACTAACATCCAAATAGGCCACCTGGTAAGCTGTAGCCAACTTGACCGCTTGCTTGCGTGGTTCAAAATCATTCTCAAAGTCCTTGTATGCGTAGAAATTGCGAATATACAAGTTAATAGTCATTTCTGCCCGCTTGTATAATTCTTCAAATCTATCTGTCACTTCAAAACCTAATTCAAGGTATTCATCATAAGACAAAAAGGTCATTGTCATTCCTCCTTTAAAATCAAAAGAGGCTGACTATGCTTCAACCTCTTCTGTCTCTTCTTTTTTGTTGTCCACCCGTACCAAAAACGGGCTGAGTTCTGGATGCGAGAGCTCTCCTTTGGCATTAAGCTCATCTGCCGACTTGACATTCATGTCGTATTCAACATCTTTGTCATAATTTTGTTCTTTGCCATCAACGATAAAGACGACGTTTGATGTAGCTTTATATTTAGCCATTTAGTTTACTCCTCCACGATACCTTTTTCTAAAAGGGCTGTAAGATCCTTTTTAGTAACTTTCCCCTCTGGAAGTGGAATAGAACGCTCTTCAAGAAGGGCTTTCAATTCATCCATGGTCATTTTACTGTAAGGGTCAGAGACAGAGTCTTTTTCCTCTTTCTTCTCCTTGAACCCATCAGCAATCAATTGAATTTCAAGTTCACTGCCCTCCTGAACAGTGTAGACTTGATTGTCTTTCTCGTACTTCTTCATGTTTCACCCCCTATTAAGCTGATTTATGAGATACATAGACACCATCTTTTTTAGTGTCCAAGACAAAAAGGTCGTGATAAAGACGGTTTTGGTACAGATAGCCATCCCCTTCTGTATGTTGACCAGGAGCGAATAGATAGATTGAGTTGAATTTAGCCTTTGCAATAACTGCTGGTTTAGCAACGATCAAGAAATTGATATCTTTACCATCTGACGCTTTGACAAAACCTGTCGTAAAGTCAAACTTAGTCTTGAAACGTGCATCATCCCAAACTTCGATGATTTGAACTCCATCAAGTGAAGTAACACGGGTGTCAATGCCTTGAGGTGATGTAGTAGCGATTGAACGTGTGAAGTCTTTAGAGCGTTCTAGGAAGTCCATTACTTCGCTTGAAACGTACATAATGATATTTTGGGCGCCGTATTTACGAACTGGCAAAAGGGCAGCTTTCAAGCGTGAGTAGATATTCACTTCTGACAAGTCAGTTTCAGACTTGAAGTGTGTACCTGTGATAGCTTCTGTTGCAAGTTTAGAGAAGCGGTAAGCGTCAACCTCTGGTGTTGCGTGCTCAGTAATGAATGTGTTGGATACATTAGCAGCTGAAAGTTCTTGGTTTGTTTCGTCAACGTCTGCAGCATCTACGAAGAACTCAACGTCACGGTCAAAGCCGAGAGTGTAAACTTTCTTGTCATTTGAAACTGTCCCAGAATTGTAGCCCTTAGAGCGTGTGTGTGCCTTATAGCCTGTTACAGAGATTGTAGGCAATTCGAACGACTTAGCGCCTAACCAGTTTACCTGTGGTGTTTCCAAAATGCTTGTGAGGGCACCTTGCATCAATTTCTTCTCAAACGTGCCTTCGTGTTTAGTAATGTAGTTAATTGTCATTGATTATTCTCCTATCAATTTGTTAGTCCTAATGCCTTCATAAAGGCATCTTCTCGATTTGTTTCAGCCGTTGGATTTCCTCCGATTGAAAACGTTGGCTTTTTCTCCTCAATTTGCTCTGTGTGGCCAAATTGAGGATATTTCTGCAATACTTGGCCGATAGCATCCTCAATAGATACCTCGTCCGTTACCAAGCGAGCAGACAGAGTGATGACATCGTCAACAGACTCAGCATTTACTCCCAAAGTCAGAGCTGACAGTTTTGCTTCCAGGTTCTTTTTGTCCGACAAAGCAAGTTCTAGCTCTTTCTCTTTGACAGCAAGCGCCTCTGACTGTTTCTCGACCTCGCTCTTTTGTGAGTCTTTCCACTCTTTGAGCTGCTGGAGTCCTTCCTTGGCACTATTGAAATTTTCAAACCCTAGGTCTTTGAAGATTTTCTCTTGTGCTTTCTTAGCCTCTTTAGCGACAAAGCCAGTCACTTCTTCCTGAGTGAAAGTCTTGATAGGTTGCTCTTGAGTTTGTGACTCAGTGTTTTCTCCAGCGTTTACTGGCTGGTCAGTTTGTGTTTGAATGTCTTCTAGCATTCTTCTGTCCTCCTAAAATTAGGTCTTATCTTCCGTTCTTTACCGACTGCGGATAAAGTCAAACAAAAAACCGTAAGGGATCTCTTACGGTTTATAGTGATTTATAGTGGCTTGTAGTAGTCTATTCCTACCAGTCAAGATAACGGATCACCTCCTTATCTGAGACCAAACCACGATTTTTTACGTGGCTTCTTGAGTTCCTGGATATCTTTCTCAACTTCATCAAATCGGCTGTTAGTAACTTTTACGTTTTGTGAACTGATTTTCTCTAATCTATCCACAATATTCCACAGCTGATTGTTTTGGTCGATTAAGTAACCCACAGCACCCTCTGACTTCCTTAGTCGGTCATTAAGCTCATGCTTTTTCCTGATGCGTTTGTTCATTGGCTCTCCTTTTGGGCATAATAAAAGCGCCTAGATTAAACTAAGCGCTATGAGATTGCTTTAATTGAAATAATCTGACTCTCAAAGAGAGAAATCTCAGTCGGTTCATCAGGGCTAGGATTGTCAATGAGGATAGTGATTTCATCTTGCTCATCATTGTCCATTTCGTCAATAAAATCTGTAACAAGCCCTTTGATGACTTCACCGTCACTATTTACTACCTGAACCCTTGAGCGTAGGTAGTTCCAAAGTTGTTTACTCATTTACGGTCTCCTTTCCCTTTGATAGTTGGCACAATATGTGAGCCTGTTTTACTGTAATGAATACGAAAATCAGTAGTATTCTCAACGACTTCACCAGTTCTAGGATCTATATAGGTTCCTATAGGTTTATTTTGTGAGATGATTTCCTGCATTTTGGTTGATTTTGGATCATACTTGAACTGTCCTGTTCCAGCATACCTATCAACTAGTGCCTGACATTCTTCTTTAGTGATTGCCAGATGGCTTGGTGGAGGTGCTCCTTTTTCTAAGTTCTTCCGGAGATATTTCTCATACCCCTTAGTACCTCTAATGTGGTTTTCAAAATGCTCGTTATTGATTTCCGTCTTAATTATACCACTTTTAACAGCTGAATTAAACTTCTCACGCATTTCTTTTTGTTCTGCTCTGTGTTTTTCCAGCTTTTCAAGTTCTTTTCTGACTTTTATCTCTTTCTTAGCTTGGCCGTAGGGATCATCATAGTATTTCTCCCTAGCATAATCACGATGTAGAAACGGATGCTGGCTGATATAACCTCTCAGCGCTCCCTGTTGCTTTCTGACTTTGCTCTTGTACTTGTTTATGAGCTCTTTATCCCCTAACTTCTCTGCAACGTGGAGAAATTCTTTGGATTGCCTGATAGACCGCTCCAGAGCTCTCTGCTTGGCCTGTACGTTCGCATTTTGGATGGCTTGTTCTTCCGTTAATCCTTCCAAATGCTCTGGCAGTTCTGGCTTGTAGTTAGCTCCTACGACGTATGGTGTCATCTCATGAGTGCAGTTAATCCCTTGACAACCTGCTGGATGTCCGTAGCCATAATCAGATAAAGCTAGGATCTTCTCACCTTGTTCAACCCTCGCCTCTCCTAGCGTGACGATTTGGTGCTGGAGAGGGGCGCACATCTCTCTTGCTGTGGCCTTTTTGTGATAGTAAAAGGTGTCTATCCCTAATTCAAGAGCTGGAGCTGTATTAGCCTCACGATAGACACGCCATGCAGTCGATTTAATAATCTGTCTAGCATACGTGTCAGCCTTCCAGTGCTTTCCTTGAGAGTCTGTGAAGCCGTAAAAGCCTTTCTTAGCCCACTTCATGACTGTATCAGAGATAGCTTTGTCTGATGTAGCTAGCCCTGTGACAACCTTGGCTACACTCTCCTCAACAATGGCCTGATAGACCTTTCTCACGCTCATTGGTAGCGTCGTATTGATGAGATTATCAATGTCAAACATAGTCTGATTGACATAAGCTGATAGATTAGCTTGTATTAGTGAGTTATCCACAAAGCTACCACCATCAAGAGACTCTAGCAGTTGCGTCTTGGTGTCCTTGTAGACTTGATAGCCCTCGTTTTGAATGACATATCTCAGCTGTTCCTCAGCAATGCCAGAATACTCAGAAATGAGCTTGACATTGTCCTCATTCAGCATTCCCATCTCATTCATTTTTTCGAGCTGCCAGATATAAGGATTATCATCAAGACTAGCAGACCCACGCTCTTTTAGTCGGTCTACAACCTGGTCGAATAGGTCCAGTGATAGCTGATGATAGATATCCGCAACATTGCTAGCGTCAAGCATTAACTGCTGATCATTTAGCTTTACCGGTTGCTTTTTTATTCCCATAAAGCCCTTCTCCCATCGCCTCTATCGCCTTTTTTGCCATTTTCCTGTGTTTAAGGGATGGACTTTGAAGACCTATGAAATCCCTTGTTGACCGCATAAACAGTTTTGCTGGATTGGGTGGTAAAAAGCCTTTAAAAAAGTTCTTCATACTTACTCTCCATACATTTCAACATCCTCAGGGCTACGCTCGGCGTTGGCTTCGTCCAGTGTGTCGCCGTCTATTTCATTCTTGATTTTCTTGGCTTCATCAGGCGTAACGTTGAGCACTTTCTCAATAGCCATGACATCCGTGCCAAATCCAGCGTTGACCACTTTGATCCAGTAATCAAGCTCAGCGTTTCGGTCAGTAAAGACTCCATCATCTAAATTAACGCTGATCTTGTCCATTGTTGGGACGTTGCCCTTGTATAGACCGTAAGCGATAGCAAGCTCAATCATTGAGATGATAAGCTCTTTCAAAGACTGCTCAACCAAAGAGACAATGCTGTTGCGCATCTGATAGGTATCTGAGTTCTCGCTGACAATCTCTGTAGCTGTCTTCATGCTCTTGCCGTCAAAACTAAACATCCCAGCAGATACGCCTATCTGCATCTCAAACAGTGATAAGCCCTCGTTGATAGCCTTGATATAATCGTCAGAGCGGATAGATGTGGTTAGGTCTGTAATACCTATACCTTTGTCCATATCTCCGTTGTCAAACTGCTCATAAACATTCTGCCCAGCTTCGAATTGACGCTTGACAATAACTTTTTCGCCTTGCTGGTTGTATTCAGGCTTAATCATCTGAGTAGGCACAGCAACACGACGCTGACCCATCTTGACTTCCCACATAAACTGATCATAGGTCTCGTTGAGGAAATCAATAGTAGTCTTAGCATTATCAAAGATAGACAACCCCAGCGGGCTATTGATATCTTTATTATTCATGCCTGGAGTCTTCAAATAGGTAAACAGCGGACGGCTCAAGCCGTTAACGTTAACCGTTTCCTCTAAATCCTCGTACAGCGTAGACAGCGGCACTCTAGCACCTACCGTGTCCGGATTATCAGACTTGTAGAGCTCGTTCGTGATCGTGTACTCTTCGCCGTTCTTCCATTCGTGGAACTCAATAAGGGTGTAGTATTTCTGCTTTTCCCCCTCTGATTTGGTTGTCTTGGTCACAATAGCAGCGCTAGATACATCCTGAGTGTTTGACTGCAGTGGTAAAAAGACGGGAGCCTGAACAAATGACACCCGTACCTTTCCGTTATCAACATATGGACGCATAGCAAGACCACCAAGGGCCAAACAGCTCTCTAGGTATCGCTCAAAGTTCTTGATAAAACGGTCATTTTGTAGCTGATCCTGAATAAATTTATCAGCATCCTTGTCGTCCAGCTTGATTTCAGCTTGTTCATTAAAAACTAGGCTTGCAATCTTCTTAGCAGCAGTGCGACCTACTGGCAAATGATTATAATCCCGTTTCTGCTTTGTACCGTTACTGTCCTTGTACTCAATCTGTGGATATCTTCCCGCAAAGTATTTCAGATTTTCTCTGATACGATCATATTCAGCACCAGATACTGCGATTTTTGGGTGGTCTGTGATATTAGCTAGATTTTGCGTCGTCATCACGTATTTGCTCCTCGTAAAAAAATTCTTGATAGTCTGTACTATTCCCATTATTTGCTCCTTAGGCTTTCAAATCAAGCATCTGTGCATTGTCCAAGACGAAGTATTGTAGCGCATCGCACGTATGATCTTCTTCTTTGATAACTTTCGGGTCATCGTTCATGATGCTTCTTTCATCCCACCGATACTTTTTGTGTTCTTCCACAAAGTATTTCAAGTTTTTTATTGTCTTCAAATAAAAAAAGCGCCCTTCTGCTAGGAGTGACTGCACGTACTCGGTCATAACGATTTTCTTTTTCTTTGCGACCGGATGCCATCGTTCGCCGTAGTCTTCAAAATACTGATTGCGTAGTGCCCCTTCTGCGCTATCTATTGTCATCTTGAGAATAGGCACATTAGGGAATTGCTTCGCTTGTGCTTCTACAAAGCCATGCAATTCTTTCGATAAGATGCTAGGTGCTTTCTTATGCGTTTTACCAGCTGGACTGTAGTAGTAGGTATCAATCAAATACACATTGTTAGTATTCGTCAAAACTAGATGCAAGCAAGTAGTGGCAGATTGTTGATGCCCGCTATCGACTGCAAAGAATTGACCGATAACACGCTCATTATCTGGTACTTTGGTAGCCTCTTCGAACAAGTCCATGTTATACACGTTCGTACCAAGGCCCACAGGCTCACCCAGATATATGTATCTGTAGTAGTCGTAGTCGTTATCTTTGATACGTTCAATATCTTCCAGCATCTGTTCTGTGACAAAGCCTAACTTATCGTCTAAATAAGATGACGAATGCACTAGATAGTTGTCATTGTTTTGTAGTTCTTCTGCCCACTCATTGATCCATGAGTAAGGGTTTCTAGGTGGATTGTACGACCAGAAGAATTTCACAAAGTCAATGTCTGGATGTTTCTGTCGCATGAAAGTCACATTTGACTGGTCAAAGTCTTCTTTATTAGCAAACTCTGCAGCCTCCTCGTACCACACGGCAATGATATTCCCGATGTCGTTTGATTTGAGTTTCTGAAAGTCGTCTTGCCCGTAGAAGTAGAAGCATGAGCCAGTGACTGTGTCTTGTATTTTGAAAGGCGATACCGTGGCTTTAAACCGTCCAGACAAGCCGAATTTATTCAAAGCCCACTGTATTTTAAGAAACACGCTATCACGGATAGTATTGCCGACTTTCCGAATGACTACTACATTCGCTTTTTTGCCAGAGATTAGAAAAGGTATCATCATGTAGACAAGTAACAAGGCTATGACTGATGATTTGAAAGAGTTCCGGCCACCTTTTAGCACATTGTAAGGCTTGCTAGTTGTCCACACGCTCTTAAAATGCGGGTTGATGTTCGATTGGATATTAACTTCCATCTTTCGACCATTCGTCTATGATAGTGATGTTCACATCCGACGCCGTGCCTTGCTCCATCTGTGTCCGTAGTTTCTCTATCTCAAGTTCTAACTTCTCTGCTTGCTTAGTAGTTGGATAGCGTTTCAATATCTCTTGGATAGCCTTGATAACCGTCGCATTGTCAGCCTTTTTAGTCAGCCTCTGGACTTCACCAGTCGCTGGGTTCATCAGCAAAACTTCTTCGTCTCGCTTGCCTCTGGCTATGTCAGACAAGATACTCAAGGCTTCTTCTGCACTCATGATATTCTTAGCTTGCAGTTCCGCCATCTTTTCTTCGATATAGGCTTTAATTTCTAGTTTTTTCAAGTTTTGCCCAGCAATTCTGCCAGCAGTCTTTTCGCTATACCCAGCCTTGATAGCAGATTGTGTAGCATTCCCAGAGATGATGTATTCATCTACAAATCTCTGTTGTTTTAGCGATAATTTAGCGATGTTCCATCACCTCTTTTCAATGCAAAATAAAAAACCAGATGCTATCTGGTCTAGTTGTACTAATCAAAAAGGCAAGGTAATCCGTAACATGAAAAAAATTAACTAATAATCATTAGGAGATACGAAAAATAGTTTAACTGGAGTTATTCAGCCGTTGTGCGTGTGTTGTTTTTACATTTCCTTGCCTGATACCATAATACCACGTTAATCGGTCTATTATCTCCCACAAATCTCCCAATTATCTCCCACAAATCTCCCAATTATCTCCCAAATTAAAGACAAGCAATTCACCGCCCTTGTATGCTTCTGCAAACTCAAAGAGCGCTTGATCCAGTAGCCGATAGTATTCGCTTGATGAGTAGCCCAAGGCTGGGTAGATTTCTTTGTCTTGCTTAAACCGTAATCTACAGTATCGCTCTACTAATATCTGCGACAAGTTAGCGTCTGATAGTCTGTTGATAGCTTCTGCGATATGCTCTAGTTCTTGTTGGGCGCTTACTCGTCTCAATACCATATTTTCAGTTTGTTTGCTCGGAGAACCTGGAGCACTCTTAGGCTCTAGCGAGTAAGTGGCGGTCACCTTGGGACTGTACTCCTCCCCAGCTATGCGCAAATAGTTTCTGTACCGCTTGAGCGTTCGATTGGCGTTTTCCTTTGTTTTGTTTTTTAGTAGCTCGTTAAAAAACATCTATTCTCTTTCTCTCCCTTTAAAACCAAGCGTACCAAGGGCTAATGGTCTGCCTGATTGTTTTTGAATTATCACGATTTTTTTATGTTGTATTTAGATTTATGAATTAAGAGAGACATCTCCTTTCGTTTGTTTTTAGCCCTTTAACCCCTCGACTGGTAACGCTCCAGCAACTTTCCACGGTCCCGCTTCGGCAAGAGGTGGCGCACGGTCAGACGCCTAGTGATGATAGAAACATATTTAGAAAGATACTCCTTTTTTATTTTTAGTTTGACCGTTCAAGTGTGAGTGTTAAGGATAAAACCAAAGTTTAGTTATTGGTCTTCTCACACTGTATGACCTTGCAATCTTTTACAATCGCAAGACCTTGTCTTTCTGCCACTTAAGACTATTTGAATTGATATTCTACTTGTAAAAAGAAAGCTTTTCCTTTTCATTTATTTTGTGGCATATAACTGCAAAGGGAATTGCACCCCTTACAGTCCAGATAGCTCTTCAATTTGTCTATCTAAGCCTTTAATGCGCTTCTTCAACCATTCACGGTTAGCAGTAGCATTATTCTTTCCGACTGTCTCGCATAATTCACGGTATGCGGTCTTGTCTTCTAGTTTCCGTTGATATTTGTTTCGTGTGGTCACTAGTTCTTCTAGGGTCATTCTGTATCTTCCTTGACTTTGTAAGTCCATGTTAATTCCCATCTATTTGTTATACAGTGTTACATTGCTTGAGTGAGTGTAATATACCTCGCCATTTTCAAAAGTCACACGAATACTATCTTGTTCGTCATATTTTGCCCATTGCTTCACTTCACCTTCGACAATTCGTCCGTCAGCTAGTCTGATTTTTGCGTATTTGAAAGTAAAAGTTGTTCCAATAATATCTTTATTTCCACACCCTGATAGTGTTATAAAAGACAAACAAACAAACAAAAACTGTGATCAATGATTTTTTTTATCATATTTCTACCTCTTCCTCTTACGCTTCCTTTAAATACTGGTTAAACACATCTTCATCAAGAACCCCATTCTCGATTAGATTTTCAACTGCGATTTCAATTTTAATCAAACGATTTAATTCCTCATTTGGCAACGCAGCCATAATAATTTCTTCCATCCCTCAACCTTCTAAATTGCTAAATGGGACTTCCCATCGATAATCATCATATTCATAACAAACATTTTTGATAATTTCGCCTTTTGAAATTTCAATTTCTTGCGTGAATTCCATGCCACACTCAAACGTAAAAATTTTAATATCAACATCAAACTTACTAGAAATTTCTTGATAATTTTCTGGAATAGCACTCCACGCTTGCTTGAAATTATCCAGTTCAACGATACAAAATTCTTCTTCAAACCAAACTTCTATTCGTTTTCGATCAATAAACGCTCTTCTTGTGCCATTGATATAAAAATAGGGTGCTGTGTTATTGAATTCAAGCAGAGTGCCATCATATTCATCTTCTAGCGTCACAGTGTCGTTTAACAGCATTTCTTTTAATGCTGATGCAATATTTTTGTTTCTTCCTCTTAATTTAAGAGTTCCTTCGGCCCAATTTGGCATTATTCCTTCACCTCCTCAACCGGTTCAGGCTTCAAAATAATTCCATTTATTTTTGAACCTCTACCACCGCTTATTCTTATTTTTAAATCATGCCCATTCATAATGCGTTCAAAATCGTTTTTAGATAAGTAAATTTCAAGCATACTCATCCTTCCGCCTCCTCAATCTCAATTCCTGGGCAATCAAACACCCAGCCGAAGCCAGCTTGTTCTAGTTCTTTACGGGTATGAGTTCGCCCTTCGATGATAGTCCCAAGTGTATCAATCCAAATCCAGCTATCGTCATGTTTGATACGGGTCAAAACACCTCCGGTTGAAGAAACATTAGGCATTACGACCTTATACCGCTTTTCTTTCTCAACCTCGTAGCCGAATTGGTGCATATTGACAAGTGTTTGGAAAGGTGCTGTGTCATCATCTACTATCCATTCTTCAAAATCGCTTAATTCTTCCCCACTAAAAAGATCTGGCATCCGATCAATACACCTAAACAAGTTTCCTTCAAAATCATCTTTGTGTTCTTCGTACCAATCCGCCACAAACTGCTGTACTACTGGCTTCTGCGGTTCGTCTAGTTGTCGCAACTCTTTTAAAAACGTTTGGTAGATGTGTGCACTTTTAAAATCTGACTTCCCGTTGATCAGAATTTCTTCATACTTCTTTATCAACTCTTGATTATTCATCTAGCTACCTCTTCTCTTCAAATATTCAGGGATTTCATCACCAACCTTTAGGCTTTCGTACTGCTCCTTGGTCACTAAAAACTTGCCATAAGCCCCTGCTGTAATTGTATATCGTCCCTCTATGATTTCCTTGTCTGTGATTTGTCCTGCCATCATACCGCCAGCATTATCCACAGTATAGATGACTATAGGCTGTTTCTTAGGCTGAGGGTTGACTGGTGCCACGTTTCCAAGCACTGCACCGATGACAAAACATATCACGCATAAGGTTGTGTAAAAAATCGATTCTTTTAGATCGTCATTCATCGCAGCTCTCCATGTTGGCAATCACTGCCAATCCAATGGCCCAAATGAGGGCCACTAGATGTGCAATGCTGATAAAAAATATTAGTATCATTCCCATTTTTGTATCTCCTGTTTGTTGATTTCTTCAATTTCTACCTCAATTCTAGGCTTGAGGCTGTAAAATTTGCCTACATCATGCATAGCTATCTGACCATCGTCTTTAAAGACGACCCCTGACATGCTGTCATATAGTTACTTTTCGTAGTTATCTATATCTGGCTTTTTGCCTACTGGAATTGTCTCATCCAGTAACCCCTGACGGTTCTTTTTCCGATTAGAGATATACTGAGGAGGCTCGATGAAAAACCTCACCCGTGCCCTCAGAGCGCCCTCAAGCATCGGCTGACCTATGTACTGATTAGCGATGAGAAACTTGCACTGGTTCCGCCAGAGTTTCATCTCAGCTACCTCATAAGGCTTGCCAAATCTTGTAAATCTCGCCCTTGACTGTGGCCGAGGGTCGATATTTAGCGTTAGTTTCATTTAGCTACTTTCCTTCAAAAATATGTTATAAATCTTAGAGAAAATCTCTATTACTAAGTTCTGTGGTATGTTTGACCGCTCATTGTAGGACTTAGAAAAGTGTTTCCATTCTACATCTTGTTTGATAATGTCATTTTTAAGACCCAAATCAATATTACTAGCAAACTTTGTAGGTTTCTGCAAAGGGTAGTCATAATTGTTGTAGCGTGTGAGATTGAGATGTGGGAGTTTGAAACCCATGACATCCTCAATATATTTCCACAAGCGCCCACTTGCTGGGTTCTCTATGATGAAATATTTAGGGTTATACCGCTTGATGATCTCAATGGTATTGAAAGCGCAAAGCTCTCCATTTACCCTTTTCATAAATTGACGGTCATACTGATAATTTATATAGGCTTTCTCATAGTCAGAGGCGTTCCTAATCGTAAACATGCTAGGCTCCCTTTGTGGAGCAAAGAGGCTATCTGAGAGGTCTTCTTGTTTCCAGCAAGCGTTACCCTCGCACATAGCACTTGCATTACTCCAGCTTTCGCAAGGTGGGCTAGCTATTATCAAATCAGGTTTTGGCAACTTGTCTAGTTTGTCAAAAAGTGTGTTGTCTCCAAACAAGCGCCCATAGTCAGCAAGGTTCAAATTTATAAAATGATCGTTCTTGTTTTCTATGTCTATTCCGATTGGATAGATGTCAATGTTCGCCCCCCCCCGAACCATTCAGAGCTTTCACGCCTTTTGTATAGCTACCATTACCGCTGTCAAACAATGCCCAAACGGTCATTTTCCTATCTGTCATTGATACCCCCTAAAACGGTAAGTCATCATCTGCCAAATCAATCTGGTTAGTTCCAGCAAATGGTGAGTTGTAGCCGCTTGATGTGTTGCTATTTTGGTTGTTGTTGCGTTTTTCCAGCAAGGTCACGGTTTCAGCAATTACCTCGGTAACATAGCGACGCTCTCCGTTCTTTTCATAACTCCGAACTTGTAAGCGTCCTGTGATCCCAATAAGCGAGCCTTTGCTACAATACTGAGCGATGACGTCAGCTACACCACGCCATGCTTGGAAGTTGATAAAATCAGCCTCACGTTCTCCGTTTTGGTTTTTGAAGTTGCGATTTACTGCCAGTGTTCCCTGCAGGCTAGATACACCATTGGGCGTTTTTCGTAGATCGGGCATCGCTGTTAACCGCCCGACCAGCACTACATTGTTAATCATCTGATTTGTCCTCTCTAGCGCTACGCTCTCCCAAGAGATAGCCTAAAAATATCCATAGGATAGCCATCCCAATCTCTTTAATAAAATCATTCATTATTTTTCTCCTTTGCATTCATAACATACATTTTGGCCTACATCTTTTGCCTTGATTATTGATAAGCTACCACATTTCTCACAGTTGGTCATGAAACCTAAATCATTTGAATTGACACTGCTTATATTGTTCTCTGAGGGAACTTTGTAAATAATTAATGCGGATGTATGCCAATATTCAGCGCTGACTCCACTGTCAGCGACAGCAGACACATTTGATTGAAATTTGATGTCAATCAACTTAATGTCTGGATTTTCGGCAAGCCAGCTGTTTATTTGATTATCAATCGTCTCGTCACTTGGGTAGTCGGATGATAGAAATACTGTTTTAATCATATTCCCCTCCTGGGTTTTTCCACCATTCAACCAGTTCGTCATGATGGGCAATCAGGTACTCGTCAAATTCTTCAAATTGACGGATGGCCCATTTTAAGCGTTGGGTATCTTCGCCACTTCGTGAGCAATACCCACTCACTTTAAAGATTGGGGTAATATCACTCACACTGCTACGGCTTAGATCGTCAACATTCAGAGCTTCATAAGTCTTAAACTCAAGATCCAGGATAAACTCATCCCCTAGATTATGGATGACTTGTAACCTCTTACCGTCTGAGTAGAGGGCTATGCTGCTTGAAATTTTTCTAATTTCCATGTCTACCACCCGTTCTGTTCGTTTAGCTCAGCTTGAGTCAATGGCTCAATGCGTTGATAACCGCTGACCTGGTAATTTGTCTTATGTTCAAATCCTGCTTGAGCAAGCGCCACTTTGAAACGGTCCTTTTCATCCGTGCTTGTAAAATACACTTCAAGTGTCATTTTTTGGGTGTACCGTTTTGGCTCATTTTCAGCCCCTCTCAGCTCGTTTTGAGTATTCTGGGGGATTTGCCCGCCGTCCAAGATTTCGCCCGTCTCTGGGTCAAAATTTGCTGTCTCCGTCGATTTTGGAGCTCGCTCCTCTTCTTTGGCTTCTTGAGATGCTCGAAGTCGCTCAGCTTGCTCTTGCGCTAGTCGCATTTCTGCTTTTTGTTTTTCGAAAACATAGTCAGACTTGATTTGTTCAAGCACCTCTACAAGAGTAAGGTCCCGTAGCATGCGGATGTATGGTTGATCTGTCATCCCGTACTCTGCACATTGTCCTGATATGGTTGCTTTTGCTTTTTCGAGCTGTTGTTGGCTCTGGTACTCAAATGTAACCATATCATCAAGTGATTTCATCGTGGCTTTCTTGAGGGTCACACCGTCGGCCATAAAATCACTGGCTTTGATGTATTCTGTAGCCTTTTCGTCAAAAATCCGAGGATCTAGCATATACTCAGCCGATTTATTAGCCAAGTAGCTCTTGACTGTATCCAAGCGGATTGCTTTCTGGTGCTCCTCAAACTCCTTGACATCATTTGCAATCTTGTTGATAACGTCGTCCATAGGCTCGCTGGTGTCCTTGATGTACTTATCAAATTCATCAGCTGACTGCGAGAGCTCCCGTTTAATCTTGATGCGCTCGTCAGAGATCTGTTTCTTCAACTTCCGCAAGTCTGCTAATACCTGCTTGTCATCTTTGATGGTTGCAGCAGTCACCGTATAATCCTTATACTTGGCCACTACCTCGCTGATGTTTTGCTCAAACTTCTCACGGTCAATGATTTCAACCTGTGCCTGTGTTACTTTTACTTGTAATTCTTGCATGGCGTCCTCCTAGTATTCAAGCTCACCGTCTAGTAGCTCGCCTTGGATTGCTTCTTCTACTAGTTCAGGCTCTGGATGAGTTACTTCTTGCTCTTTGTTAAATTGCTCAATTTGAGCCATCTTACGTGCTATGACTTCTTCCTTGCTTTCTTGAGGTTCCTGAGGCGTGATGTCTTTGATACGGTCAAATGTTTCCCCACCATCGTCCTCAGTGTACATGTTGCTCAAATCCTCTGGAAAAGCCTCACGTAGAGCGTTGACTAATGCTGTTTTACGGATCATAGTAGCTGGCATAGCGTTCCATGTGCTCTGTTTCTTGTCGTATTCCTCACGGCTTACGAAGATTTCGACGGGCACCTTGAAATTCTTGCGGTAAACTCTAGCCCATCCACCGACAAGAGTATCTCCAGGCAACATGATAGCTCCTTTGCGTTCGTGCATGATACCCTCTTCATCTACCGTTACTACTCCAGCCTCAAACCCCTCATAGTTTGGATTTTGTGTAGCACGCTTGAGGAATGCCTCCTTAGACACAATCAAACTAAACTCTGTCCCGCCTGTTTTCTTCTTGTAGGCTACAATGTAGACCTCATTCGCTAGCGGGTTCAAGTTGCGTCCCTTAATCAAGGACAAGGCTTGCCCGACTTGTTTCTCGGTTAGCAAGTTCTGAGGATCAAAGTAGCGTTTGACATCCTGGAATGTCCAGACGCTTGTGTCTACTGCTATATCACGCTTTGCTTGTGTTGATAGTTGGTTATTTGTCATCTTATTCTCCTTTGTGTTTTCTTCATGCTCCAAATTTCACGCTTTAAACGGCTGTTTTTCTTGTTTAGTGAGATGATCTTGTCTTGCTGTTCGTCTACGATTTCGCCCAGATTGTGGCAAAGCCTCTCATAGTACTTGCGCCAGTAAGCATCATCCTGACAATTTACTTCCATATCACTCATCTCCTATGTATAGCCAGCGTCCACCTACGCATACCCAATCGTCAGGGTCACGGGTCTCACGCTCTGGCTCAGGCTGTAAGTAATCACGGTCATAGTCAAAGGTTCCAAATAGTCCTCTGTCCATGTAGGCCTCCTTAATTGTTCATATTCTCATATACATCAATGAGACGCTGTTGGACTGCCACTGTGTCAGCATATCGCTTACATTCGTATCCTAAGCGGATATTGTCTTCTGACAGCTCTCGTAGGATCGCATTTTGTTTGCGGACAATTTCCTGCAGATCTCGCACTTTAGTTTGTAGTGAGCGGATATCAATCAAAGTCCCGTTGTGCTGTACTGGTTCATCTTCGTTGAAGTAGTCTAGGTTAAATAAGTTTTTGATTTTTTCTAACATTATTCGTCTCCCTCTTCGTCGTCATCGCTGGCTAGATGTGAGTTGATGGCTTGCTTTGATGTTTTGCCGTCTAGCACGTCCTGGATAGCATGTGATACTTTATGGATTGTTTCCATCGTATTTTCTAGTATTGCGGTCTCTAATCCTGTAGAGCCGATAACGGCTAGCGTTAGCATCCCTGTCATTGCGATGCCGTGTAGATCTTCTTGTAACTCTTGGATGCGTTCAATGGTTTTGATGTTTTCATTTGTAGTCATTTTTTTGTCTCTTTTCTTTTTTTATTTATAAGTACTAGTTTGTTGTTGGTTAGTACTTATTGCCAAGTTAGTGCCGTAGGCTATATTGTTGTATAGTTAGTACTTGTTATATAGTTAGTACTTATTAGACGGCAGTTTTTAACATGGCAATTTTTAACATGGCAATTTTTAACATGGCAATTTTTAACATGGCAATTTTTAACATGGCAATTTTTAACATGGCAAAATCTTCCAAGTGTAAAAAAACCTTATTTAAATACCTGTGGATAACTCATCTGCTAGCTTACTTTTTAAGTACGCTTTGTAATCCTCTGTCATTGGACTGTCTGAGAAGAACCGTTTAAACTCTGTTCCGTTTCCTCTTCCGTGACTAATCCTCACAGATAACAAGTACCCGCATTGTTCTAGTATCTTAAAATGCCTATCTACTGTCCGTCTGCTGATGTTCAATCGTCTAGCGATTTCCTCAGGATATACAACCCAGTTGGGCTTATTAGTCAGAATTACTGTTAATATCCCAATTGTTGCTGGCTCAAGCCTACTGTCCTGTGTAAATGCGTTATTTAACGCTGTATAGTTTTCTTGAGTGTTCCTGATTATATATTGCATACCCCATATTTAAGCCCCCTTTCTGTAGCTCTCGCTTGTTCATGCCTAGAATGATGTCATAGTAGGAATGACCAGCGGGGATGACATATCCTGTAAGGTCGTCTAACTGTGATCCATCCGCCATGACATTTGAGATGCGTGGCTCCCATTTCTTTTTTTGTGATTTCATTAAATATACCTCCATTTATATCCGTGTGTTTGTTTCTTTCTACCTTTCAAGACATCTACAATTTTTGATTGAGGTATCCCAGTATCTTCAGAGGCTAACTTAATTCCTCTGTGTACTTTGACAGGGGCTCCGTTTAGAAAAAGCTGCTCAATCGGCTTATATCGACCTATAGAGGATTTGATTGTCCTATTACCGTGATTGCAATTTTCTTTATCTGTCGCCCATTCAAGGTTTTCAACGACATTATTCAATTTGTTTTCATCAATATGATTGACGGTTCTTTTGTTTTTAGGATTTGAGATAAAGGTCTTAGCCACTAATCTATGAACCCTTATTGTTGAATGTCGCCCGTTTTTTGAAAGTCCTACCATCAAGTAACCCTCTGATAAGTTTGGTTGTAAAATTTGTCCTTTAACAAATCTTGTACTACCATTCTTTCCTTTCACTATCTTATCAACTGACCGAACGCGACCTAAAGTTGATACCTGATAATATCCCTCGTAACCGACTATGTCTTTCCAAATTTCTTCCATTTTGATATAATTACCTCATAAGTATTTTTCTTATTCCCTCAATGGAATTGCCGTTCCTTGAGGGCTTTTTTGCTATAATAAACTTATCCCAACGAAAGGAGAATAAGTTATGACTACTTGTCATATTGTTGTAGAAGGTCGGACCGTGCACACAGTATCACTCCCAGAGATTCCTTCCCCTGGTAGTATCGTGGCTGTAAATCCTGACCCGAAAACTAATCGTTATCTGATTACACTCATTGAGTATGTTAGTGGCTACGCCGAGCCAAATTTACATGCCAAAGAGTTTGTTAATCAAGACCACGCTGTCAATCACACCGACGGTTACAGGAATATTAGATAATTCAACTGTTTTAACCCAATAATTATCTAAATAATTTTTTGATAGATACACTGCTTTTTCAGTAAGTAACAAGTGAGAGATAATTGTTTCTAGTTCTTCGTTTTCACGTTTCACTAATTCTTTATCTACTATTGTTTTTCTGATAAGCAGTGTCTCTTTTTCTTCTGCGACAATCTGACCTACAATCTCTCCAGAGATTTCAAGGTACTTGCCGACTAAACTATTTTTCATGTTTGCTCCTTTCTAACCTGGTAGCAATTCCTGGTTAAGAAATTTATTGATGAAGTACTGCTGGCCCTTGCCAGTTACAAGTGGCGTTTTGCTCACTGTGATGTGGCCGTCAGCGTGCGTGATACTTGTTTCTTTAACCCGAATAAGCCCCATCTCTACACTCTTCTGTGTTGGCATGTTCCAATCACGTCCGTTGCGTTTAATTAGATATCCATGAGCTCGTAACCAGCTAAACAAGCGAGTTGCTCCAATATCTACCCCATTTTGCTTGAGTAGCTTGGCAAGCTCTCCGACCAATATAGATGTGTGACTAGCACTGACTGCCTCTGCAAATAGCACCTTGTGTCTATCGGCTTCTATCTTAGCCTCTAGCTTGT